TGGTAATGTACCATTATATGTTGCTTCTATATTTATAAAGTTATATTCAAGAACTACATAATCATCTATTGCACTTAAAGTAACTGCATTTCCATCACTATCTTTTAATGTTCTTTTAATTGTATTTCCTTCTTCATCTTGAAAGACTAATTGAAAAGTAATATAATCACCTTCAGGTAATGAACTTGCTGAATTTGCAGTTATAATTCTATAAGTTCTTGCATCGTCTGATACACCTGTTATTCTTGTTATTTTTACACTTGTTTCTGCCATTTTTATTCTCCTGTTATGTGTGGGTGGAAGTTGCTAAAAAACCACCCACACAAATAAGTTGCTAAACTTATATTTCGGAAGTAAAACCTGAAAGTCTAACTTCTACATCACCTGCACTGCCTTTTGTTGTCAAAATTTCGCACATTGTTGCTGCTGCTTTTGCAGATGCATCAGTTATTGTTTCTGCGCTGTTTGTCATCTTACCGAAATGACCTGCTGTTGTTGCTCCTGCACTAACAACCGTTGTTTTTCCTTTTATTTGAGCAAAATAAAATTCTCCGGAAGTAACATCGATGTTTGCTACCGAGCCTAATACTGCATATGCTGATGTTGCAGGTGCAGATGTCTTAAAGTTTGGATCGATAACTGAAACATCTTTTGCTGTTACAGTTACTCCACTTTTAACATACATATATGCTCTCATTTCGTTGTTTTCATCGATGGTTTCTACTACGAAACCTAACGGATATACTGCAGTTGAAGAAGCAACCTTCAAATCGTCTGCATTTTTCAATGCTTGTTTGTTCAATATAAATTCTGCCATTTTCTTTGACTCCTTATTTTAGTTTGGCAGTTTGTTTAATCTCTATACTGCCAAAAGAGTTCTTTTCTTGTGGAGAGAAAAGATTATGAGTTAAATGTTTTGTTAACTGCAAACAATCTTCTGTTGTAGCAAACCAAATTTCCACTCAAATATCTTTGAACGGATTTCAATGGCTCTAACGGAAGTTGTAAGCCTTCTTTCGTTGTATCGAAAGGACTTCCACTATCAAAACCGAAATTATAAATGAATTTAACTGCTTTTTTAGGGAATATAGTTGTCATTGTTGCATAAGCATCGAGATAAAATTCTACACCGTTAACCATAAATCCACGGAAACCAGCTTTTGCAAATTCACTTTCGTTAATGAACATCTGTTGAGATTGAACTGCATTTTTAAATTTTTCATATACCAAAGCATTTGCAAAACCAAAGCATTCGTTTCCTACATTTGCTCCTTCTTGCATTCTTGCTTGTACACCGGTTATCATATTGTTGATTGCAGAATAAGAAACGGTTGTTGCTGTGTTGAATATAGGCAAATATGCATCTGTTTCGTAATCTGTATCTAATAAACCTGCATAAGCAGTTCCGGAAGCAGCACAAATATCGGATATACCTTCAAAAGCCAAAGGATTATCGTTAGAACTTCCCCACAAAGAAGCAGACAAATCTCTATACATATCTGCCATTGCTCCATCTATCTTTTCTGCGAAGAAATCTACTGCTGATAATGCACTATCAAAAGCAACATTGTAATCTTCCAAAGTGAAGTTAATATTGCAGTTATAGTATTTCCACGGTAAAACACCGTATTGTAATTGGGTTGAAGGTGTTGCACTTACTGTTGCGCCTGTTCCGGAAATAAAACCCTGTGATTGATTCTTTATAAGTTTTATAGGGAACTGAATATAAATACCACCTTTTTGTTTTTTCTTACCATCTTTTGAAAGATAGTTCCATAAAGGTAAGCATTTCTCTAAACCATCAAAAAGTTTATCATCGATAAACTGAACGACTGCTGCATTAAGTTCTTGTGTTTGTTGAGCCATTTTTTATCTCCTATTGTCTGCCCAAAACCCTTTCAAATGTTGCTCTTAATTTAGATTTCGCATCACCTGTCGGTGCGAGATTTCCAACCTTTCCTGCTCCACCTGAAATTATTTGAGCATCTTTTATTTTTTGTTTTCTTGCTGTGTAATTAGCAAGTATCTTTTTATCTCTTGCTTCCAACAACTGTTTTCCATAAAGTTCACGAAATACACTTTTGATATATCTCGGCTCTATGTTGTTATCTCTGCAATAAGTCAAAAGATAATTCTTTACTTCATCTGTAATTTTGAAGCCATACTCTGTTGCCAACTTTTCACAATCGGTTAAACCGTTAACAATTTGGCTTGTTGTATCTGCCATATACTTTTCTTCTTGTCTTTGTCTTTCGGTTGTTTCCAACTGTTGAAGTTTTGCTTCTAATTCTTGTTGCTTTTTAATTTGCTCGGCAGACATATTCGGATATAATCTTTGCAATTCTTCGGCTTCTATTTGGTTAAAGAACTGTAAGACTCTTTGAGAATACAAATCGTTGTTCAATAACTTATCTACATAGTTGTAAACCTGATTTATTCTCGATTCCGGATTTCTGTAATCTGCATACTTCTTCAACTCGTCAGCCAAATTTTCTGCCTGAAATCCGTTCTCTTTCAAGACTTTCAACAAATTCTTGTATTTCGGATTGATGTCTTGAAACGATGTTTCCAATGATTTATACGAGTTATATAAATCGTCTGCCTTATTCCACATCTTGCCATAACGACTGTCCTTCTGCCATTCTTCCAAATTGGTTTCAGGATTAACGGTGTTATCCGTTTCCGTTCCACCTTCATTTGACGGAACAACATCTTGACTCTCCGTTGGCTGTTGCTCTTGTCCTTCCTGATTTTGTTCTAATTCTTCGTTCATTTCTTCTACCATCTTTTCTCTCCGTTATTTAAAAAATCCACTCTGTCTGTTGACAGTTCGTGGTGCTACACTTTTTTTTGCTTCTTCTTCGGTGGTTATTCCTTTATCTCTTAATGTCTTGTTGTATTCTTTAATCAATCCATATGCTTGTTTGGAATCGAAATTGTATTGTCCTTTATTTTCAAAAGGCATTATTTTCCCCCTAAATACTCACCTATTGTTATTTCCGATTTTTCCGGAACTTCTTTGTTTCCTTCTTCAATCTCTTTTTCTTTGTTTTCTTCTTCAAGTAACGATTGTGCTATTGTCTTGATTTCGTTTATGTCGTTACTCTCCAAAATTGCTTTTAATCCTTCCTGAACTTTATCCATATGTTCATCGTGATTAAATTCTTCCGTTTCTTGTATTTCTTCAAGCTTTGGCATTTCTTTTTCTTCCATTTTTTCTCTCCTTTTTGGGTTTTGCTTCCTTTTCTTCTTTAATTTCTTCCTTAACTTCTTCTGCTTTTACTTGTGCCTGTTGCAACATTTCGATAAAACTTGCTGCAATTTTCATTCTTTCACCATTCAATGTTGCTACATAATAATCTTTACCGTCTTTACTTTGAGATTTCGGAAAATATCCTGTTATCTCTACATCAATACTGCAATTTGAAATTGTAAATTTCTCTCCACACTTAAACATTTCTAACTCCCTTTTTAATTAATTTATCTGCAACAGCATTTTCTTCACCTTCTATCTGTTGTTGTGGATTTTCACTAACTTTAGAAGGTATTATTGTTGCTATGTCTGTTGCACTTGATTTACTTGTTATTGTTTGCACCGGTGCAGAATTAAATGTGTCCGGTGAAGCATCTAATCCCAACGAATTAAGAATTTGCCCTTTTGCTTTACTAAATCCTTCAAGAGATTTAATAATGTCTGCAAATGCTTTACTTTGGTTAGGATTTAAGAATATCGATTTTAAATCTATCGGAACATCTTGCTGTGCTTGTGCTTGTTGTTTCTGTCTTAACAACTGAATAACTGCTCTGTAATTAGGTATATCTAACGATTTAAGGTATAATTCCAACAAATCTATATCTTGCGATGTGTTAAGCATTCCGGAAGTGAATATTCTGTCCATTGTTGAAGCAAGTTCTTTCCTGCTTCTCGGTATGTCTGTACCTGCTACAACATCTATTTTGTATTCCCAATCATTGTTCAAAACTATCTCTTGTGCCAAATTCATTGCTTCATCATATAAGGAAATAGTTTGTTGTCCGTTTTCGTTGATTTTTAACTGTGCATATTTAACTGCCATTTCGTTAACAGTTAATCCGGTAGAAATTTCTATATATCGTTCTTCGGTGTAAAACTCTTGAATTAACTTAACGATTTTTGTTCCTATATCAACAATAAAGTTCTTCAAGTTCTTTTGTATCATTCTTATTGAAGCCATTGGTGATTCGTTAAGACTTTCAACTTGTTCTGCCGATGTCGTTCCTATCTGTCTTACACCGTTAATCATTGTTTCGTTAAGTTTTGCCTTCTTATATGCTTGTCTTTCGTATCTTTGAATTATTGCTTCTAATTTAACTGCTTCATCTATCATTTGATTTTTGATAGTGAATAAAGGGTTAGATCCATCAGGATTTAATTTGTTAACTTTTATTATTGTCTGCGAAACTACTTCATCATCTTCTATGTCCATAATTCCGTCAGGTGCAACTATTGAGTTAACATTTTGAGATACTAAAAACGATTGTTTGGCCAATGTTCCGTTAATTCTGTTTTGGATTGGAATCAAATCTTCTACTTCGGACTTACCTTCTATTCTGTTAATTTTCATTGTGTTAAAGATATCGATATTAGCCAAATTCATAAACCCTTTCGGTGCAGGTTTATCTTCTAATATAAGACTATCTTTTTCCGACAATGCAAATGTTATCATTCTTCCGTACGGATAACGATAGACACTCTCTTTTTTTAGGATATTTGTTTTAATGTCATCGTTTCCGTTTGGAGAATATACAGAAGTATCGATTAGATACATAACGACTAATTCAACAACTTTACCGGCCTGAATACCGTCTGTTGCTCCGTTATTGTATGCTAATCCACCTGAATTACTTGTTTGATATGCTATTACTTTACCGTTACCTTTCGAATTTTGTGAACTCTCTTGATTTTGTGTTGTCGTTATTGAATCGATTAATTTACACAATTCTTCGTTATAAGAGCCATCTTCGTTCTTACAATATTTTTCCTTTACTACATTAGGAACTAAACATTGTTTATATGCAATAAATGAAAGGTCTTTTATTTTTGTTGCCGATTTATCCCACCTAATGTTTTCCGGACTGATATATTCAAGTTTTATGTTTTCTCTGTCATCTTCTTCACAGATATATGTTTGAACAGCAGAAAAGCCCATAATTTCACCAAATCTTACAACTTGCTCTTTCAGTTCTTCAAAATCGTTATCTTTTAAAATATGGTGCAATTCTTCGTTAAATACATCTGCGACTATTTGATGATTTTTGATTTCCGTTAAATCTTTTAAAGGACTTATAGAAGGAACTACCTGAATTGTAAATGGTGCATCTAATGTTGCTGTAACTTTTGTTTCTATTATCTCATCGATAATATTGTTGCTTGTTTTTTCTTCGTTACCGAAATACTGATGATTTAATTTACCGTCATAATAATCATAGAACTTCTTATATTTCTCTGCCCAAGAAGTTCCGTTTTTCCAAAGGTTATTAACTAACTTCCATAAAGATTTGTTCTTTTCCATACTCGTATTTTACGAGATAAAAAAGGTTAAATCTTTACCAAAATATTGACAATTTTTGTCAACTTTTTAACGATTTTCTCGTTCTTTTTGCATTAAATCGTGATAATAATGCGAATTGCCTGACCTTATTTTGCCGATAACTTCTCTAAAATGTTTTCTTGTCTTTTCTGCTCGTTCTCTTTTATTTCTTGCTTGTATTCTGTCCGATTCTGCTTCCATTTCCCTGAATGTTGTATAAGCAAAGCCCTGTTTTTCCTTTTTCCTTATATCTTCGTTTGAAGTTACCATTTTTCCTAACCCAAAATCGAAATAAGAGTGGAAAACTTGTTTTCTGTATGCTCTTTTGTATCTTTGCTCTTGCTCCCAATTAAAAAAGAACTCATCAATTCTATCAAAAAACTTCTCTTTTAATGTTCTATCATCAAAATGGCTTAATCCTATTGTGCCGAACTTATATAATCGTTTCGGTGGTCGGATTCTTTTATAGATTTTGTGAATAAAATGTAATATTTTGTCCAAGTTTTTAATTTCAACCCCTTTTTGTTATAAAGTTGATTTCTGCAAGTTTCGTATTCAATGCAGAGTTTGTCTGCAATATCTTCTATTCTTAAATGGCTCTGTTTCCATAAAGAAAATAACTGTTGTTGCCTAAATATTCTCTCGTTTTGAAATTGCAAATCTAAATTGTTTGCCAAGATAACTCCTTAATTCTAAACTACCCCTTTCACCACTTATTATTTTTGATATTGTCGGTGGTGTGGTGTCCATATCTTTGAACTTATCGTTTGCTTTAATTAAACTTGCCACATCTTTTGCACCTAATCCGGAATTGTTATAAAGATATTTGAACTCATCATCTGTAAATGTTTCAATAAACTTGTTATCGTTACCAAATGCTTCTATCTTTTTGTTCATTTCCGTTATTCTTACACCAAAATCTTCTAATCTTTGCTCCAACAAATCTATTCTTTGGTTTGCTCTTAATGGATCGCGAGTATTTTTAACATCATCTAACTGAAATTGTATGTCGTTTACTTTTTGTTCTAACTGTTCTATTGTCATTATTCCCCCTTAATATCCTTTTCAAACATTTTATTTGCTATGTTTGAAATCATTATCGTTTGAATTACAAAAATACACTCTTTCATTTCTTCGTTGAAAAACTTACAAGCATTTCCCAAACAACCCATTGGTGCAAACTTCGGTGTTGGTTTTGGCTCTTTACTTAACGGATTTTGTGCAAACATAATTTCCGTGCTACTACAAATCGGACAAATCTTTACTGCCTTTTCTTTACTCTCCACATTTACCCCCTAACTCTTTTAATTTTTGTTCTGCTTTTATTAGTTCTTCCTTATATACCGGATAAAACGGATAATTCTCACCGTAATACTTGATTAACCTTTTCAATGCCGATACTCGGTTTTCTAAAATACCCTTTTTGTTATCTCTCGCATAATAGCCCATCAACCCCATTTTGATAATCTCTCTGCTTTTTGTTCTTTTTCTGCCACTTCCAACATACTGCCCTTTTTCGTTTTCCATTTAATCTTTGGAATTACATTTAAACTCTGCAAAGGCTCTTTTTTTAAGACAAAAGTAAAGTAAACTGCTCTTAATACCATAAGAATAAAAATGTATGCTAAAATCAAAAATAGTGCGAAATAAATTATTTGTTCTTTCATTTACCTATCTCCATATTTTTGCTTATAACATTCTTTACACAAATACGGACTGTTATTAGTTATTGCAATATTGCTTTCATCGACATAGATATACAACTCACTTGTTTTCTTTCCACAATGTTGGCAACTGTCCGGCTCTTTTTTAGATCTAAAATATTTTCTTGCTAATTTACTCATTTATCCCCACAGACCTGCTCTTGTTTTACTTGTTTTCCTTATATTTGCATAAGCCAAACTTCTTTTGTATTCTTCCATATCTGCTTTTTGGTGGACTGTTTCCGACATTCTATCGTTGTATGATACACCCATCAATCTAAAACTGTCTGCACCGTGCGAAGTCCAATCGTGTTCCGGCTCGTTTGAGTAAGTCATTGCTATCGGATTTTCTTTCCTGTGATAGTTCGATAAAGCCGAAATACCTTCTTCGCATTTAACTTTGTCAAAATAACATTTGTTGAAAATCAACTTACAAGCATTAATTCCGTCTGCAATACTTGTTGCTTTTACTACTTCCGTTTTAAAACCCTGTTGTTCCAATGTTTCTGCTCTGCTTCTACCGTTAGTCCATTCTCTTACTCGCCCATCGTGTGGAAGAATTAACTTGTTATATTTATATCCGTAATCTCTCTCTTTTTGTTTCAACACTTCCAAATAATGTAATGCCGACTGATTATTGTTTTGATAATAATCTATCAAGTGAATTTCATCACCTACAAACTGAACAAACCAAATTGCAGTTGCATCGTCCATTCCTATATCCCAAAATGTCCAAACAAAAAACTCGTTATTGAACGGAACATCACCTATTCTTCCTTCTTGTTCTGCTTGTGCCATTTCTTTTGTATAAATTCCACCTGAAATGCCTTCGGTCCATAAACCCAATAAAAATCTGTTTTGTTGTTCTTCCGATAAGTTTGCGAGTATGTTCATATAATTGTCCGGTAAATTAACTAAATTGTCTGTCGGATTTAATAACATACTTCCGTAAATTTCAGGATTTTTAATTGATTCTTCTTTGTTCTTCGGATTTTTCTTTTCAATGAACAATTTGTAACCCCAATGCCATTTCCCTGACGGATTACAATCTGCATAAAACTTATTTTTTAATTCGTTCTTTAATGCTAATCTTGTTTGTGCTTTTTCGTAAGAGTTATAACTCATTTCACTTATTTCGTTCATATAAATCGTATTGTATTCTTTACCTAAAACATTATCTGTGTTTTTACTCTCGTCTAAATAACCAAACCAAATCTCACTACCGTTAGGCAACTTACAAAACAAATCTGCTTCGTTCTTATGTATTTCCTTTTCCAAATCTGTAAAACATAGATGCAAAACTTTCGGAAAGGTATCTAACCATATTGACTCTTTTAAGTCTTTACGATGTTGACGAAATATTGCGTGTCTTGAGTTTGCTACCTTTGATGCTCTTAAAACAATATTTCTAATAATTACAAATGTCTTGCCTGAACGAGAGCCACCATATAACAGAGTATATTGTTTTGTGTTCATCAATTTTCGTGCTTTTTTTTGTGCTTCAGTTAATTTAAAACTATGCATTTTCATCTTCTGCATCAAAATGTAATACTATTCCGGCACTCTTTACTTCAACATCTTTTTTCTCTGTATATAAACCTAATAACCTTCCTTTTAATTCTTCTGCTTTTATATATGCATTTATGTTGCCATCCTCCATAGCTTTTGATTGTGCTGATTCCAAATTTAAAAAACTATCTTTTACTGTGTATTTAACTTCTTCTTCTGCTTGTTTTTGGAGTTCTTTTATTCGTAGGGAAACTTTAGGGACATTGGAAGTTCTGTTTGCTTCTACCCAAATAGAGTTTTTGCTCATTGTTGGTGGGTTATATGCTTTTTTGTATGCTTCTGCGCCTGTCATACCTTTAGCAATATTTTGACAAAACTTTTCTTGTTTCGGTGTCAATTTGCTTTTTTTGGTTTCAGCGCCAATTATACTTTTTGACATTTTTCCCCTTTTAAACTCTTTTTTTTCTCTTTATTTACTTATTCTCTTTGTCTTTAAGAAGTAACAGAAACTTCCCTTTGAGTGAGTAAATGAAAAGAGATTAGCCACTTTGTGACTTTTCATCTTCTATGACTGTTCAGTTTGGTATATATCTTTTAACCATTAAACTTAAAATTAAGTTAAACTTCCCTTTTTCGTTTCGTTTTAGAATTTCGGTTGTGTAAGCAAGTCAGGTTTTTAGCCTGTGAGATGGGACTGCTTGTCATCAAGAGTGGTTAACTCTTTTTTATCGTGCATTTCTGCACCCTGCCTATTATACTAACTTCAAAATGTATTCGTGATTAAGACTTTTAATCTATCCCATTTCTCCGTTAGTCAGTCGCCCTTTTATAACGGTCTATGCTACACAACAGACATAGACACAAAGGTTGTGGTGTGTTCTCTGCACCCACATTTTGCTCTGTATGAGCAATTTCTATATTTTTTAAAGACCAAACTTACAACTCGTTAATTTTGTGATTTTTACTTCCGGAAAGTTCTTGTAGAAAAGAAAAAAACACTTTAATTCCGAAAACAAAAATCAACATTCTGTTCTCGGAAATAAAATGTTCTTGCCTATTTTTACAAAAATAAAATAAAATTGTCAACTACTTTTTTTGTCGTCTATTAAATTCTATAATTGCCTTATTATATTCTTTATCTTTCCAATTTTTAAGAAATATCGGAAATGATTTTCTATACATTGCCAACAGTTCTTCTGTTGTTTCTTGTAATTTATTTTTTTTCATACTTTTTTCTCATCTGCATTATTTGTTGATATAGCAAATCATTTCTCTTTTTATCATATTCGCATTGTCTTTCCCATCTTTTGTGTTCGTTTATTATGTCTATTATCTTTAAACCCTGATTTATTATCATTGCATTTAACTGCCATTTTAAGTTAAGTATTTGAGCATAAAAATCTATTTTTTCTTTCATTTTTCAATCCTTACAATTTTTCTGCCATAATGTGTTTTTGATATA